TATTGATTTCACCAGAAACGCTGACGCCTCGAACTGCGGTAACTGGTCCAAGGAGCAGGTCATAATCAGTGCCGGTTATATCTTCTTTGGGCCAATCAATCCAGGTACAAGTACCAGCTAATACTGCTGCATCAGAGCTTGTTGTAAACTGAAACTTACCCGTGTTTGCGCCGGCTATGATTGTGCAAGTAACTCGTTTAGTATCAGAAATTCCAGGCAGCAAAACAGTATCACCATCAGCACCATCAGCAATAGTCTCAGTGTATTCAAAGCCACATCCGACAGTCCTCTTTGATAAATTTACAATAGCCATTTGTTAATCTCCCATATTTGTTCTTTGAAAAAAGTTTTCCAACATCAAATCTCTTTGACGCTTTACCTGAGCGATCCTCTTCTGAATATTTGGTGTTTGCGGCATGTCTTTAAGCTTATTAATTAATGCTTTATTCCTATTTAAGCTGCCTTGCATGCTATCTACCATCTTCATCTGGCGAAACTGGTCAATGTTGGATCGCAGAAATTCACGTTTGTCGCCGGCTTTGTCAAACTGATTCTTGAATTTGTTTGTTTCTTTTTTGAGTTTATTAAACTCTTGTTCAGCTAAAGATAATTTTTTTTCACTTCCTCTGCCGTAATGCCAATAATATAATTTTCCAACAACTGGTATTGATTCAACAGATCTAACACCTTCAGAAACATCACCAAAAACATCCCTGGTTAAGGAATCAACAAATTTAAATGGCGGCAAAATCTGCCCAAACAGCGCAGATCCAGCGCCATCCTTTCTTATTTGAGTTTGCAAATATCTTGAAGCCCCACCCAGGGTAAGTAAGTTCTCAATTACGTGATCCTCAAACTTACTTTCCTTGTCCATAATTAAATCTTTCAGTGCATCCGCGCCAGCATTTGCCAGTGTAAGAACAGAAGCGAGACTGATTAAGTTTCGCATGCCTGACATAACAACTTGAGGATCTTTCGATCTTAGCTGTTGATAAACCTCTCGTCTAAAGACATCAATTTGTTTCAGTGTATATGTCTTAAGCATATAAAAGATTCTGCCATTACCGGAATTCAGATATTTCTCCGGCATTTCGCTTAGCGCTACTGGTTGAAAATCTAACAATCTGTTATAAACCAAGAGCTTCACATTCTCACTCGGGTTGTTTGCCAACAAGTCTTGAACAACACTATTGGTATCTTTACCAAAGATGTGCCTGATTTCTTTTTTTAGTGCCTCAGGATTGTTATTTGCCTTAGCCTTATAGTTTTCAAAAGCTGTGTTGATCAACGTCTCTTTGCCGATAGAATCTATGCGTTCTAAGCCAACTTTTTTGAAAACCCAAGATACTGCATTACTCATAGTATCTGCATCAGCAAACTCTTGTGCAATCCTTTCAATACCAAGATCTTCCTTAGTTATACCTGACTCATTAAAAACTGCTTTAATCAGATTTTTTGTTGTCCGAGCAATCCCAGTCGGTGTCAGTCCTCCAACATAATATGCCCAGGCAAGGTCACCAATCTGGGTCAGCGCTGATATTGGACTGCCCATCGTATCAATATAAGAGAAGTTTTTATATTTGTTTACAATCCCATGTGTTCCTTGCTCATGAAATCTGGCATTAAGAATCTCTTTGACTGTTGTTTCATGGTCTTCTGTAATAATACCTTTTTCCATCAGTTCGACAATGTAAGTATCAATGTTTTCTGAAAAATCTCTGTCGTTGATTTTATACTTTTCAATGACTGCCTGATGAAGTTTGATTTCATCTTGAAGTTCGTTAATCTTATTCTGAATGTCAGTTGTATCCTGACCTTCGCTAGTCATTAATGCTTCCATTTCTTGTAAACTAACCAGCCTGGTGTTGATTGCTCTAACTTTTGTCTTTGCCCTACCAATGTTTTTTGGAACTCGACCAAAGAATCTTCTGGCTTCGATTTTTTTATTCATAGAATAAATGTATTGCATCAGCGCTGCACCGGAATCCATATAATATGGAGCAAATTCTTCTGGAATAATATCAAATACCCGACCTTGGATGTTACCAGGACCACCAGTTCCGCCATAATTAGAAAGAATAATATTCCCAATAATGTCGGCCTTGAGATCTTTGTCCATGTTTTTTACAGAAATTCCAAGCTTCTTAGCCTTGGCTTTTAAAGCATCTGTAAACTCTGGCCGACGAGAAATTTCCTTCGTTACTTGAAGAAAACCTTCTGTGTCTTTTAAAATCCTGGGCCAGTAATTATCCACATAACCAACATCATAACCTACATCTATAGCAGCTTTACGGATGTTGTCTAAAACCTGGCGAAGTTGATTATAGTTTTCTTTAATACCATATTTGGCTGCCAGAGTATTTATTCTATTAATATCTCCGTTCTTTGTTGCCCAGTCCCAGGCACTTTGATCAGCGGAAGACATCTTATCAACTGCTCGCATAATAGGTAATGCAACCTGAAGTTGTTGAGATATTTGAGTTGTTGTATCAAAGTCCAGTTTACGAAGTTTCGCTGATAAGAGAGGGCTAATGTTTTTGAGTCTTGTGGATATTGGGCCTGCAATTTTATCAAGAAATAACTTAGCATCAGCTTTAGTCATTCGAGATACCTGACGAACCTTATCCCAAATATTCTTCTTATGTGCATGAATGCGATCATATTCTTCTTGCGGAATGTCTCGGGTTGGTATATTAGGATCAGAGATATTAGTTTCTGCAACTTGAAACTGAGGAAACCCTTCTCGAAGGGCTTTTGAACGCATCTTGGGCGTGATTGGCAAGGTCCAAGCAGACATGGTAATTGGTTCTTGATTAAAAGTTCCGTCAACATCATCAGCAAGTTGTTTTGCTCTTTCTTTTGTTGTTGCTCTGGTAACAAAATTACCGTTTGCATCCCGAACAATAAAAGGAGCATTTGAATCAGGTATTTGTGTTTCAAGTTCTGTCTGACCAACTTTGGCACTGCCCCAACTTTTTTTGTTGAAGAACTTGTTGACTTCTGCCGGAAGGATCTTATCATAAAACCCAGCCATGCCTGTATCAGATACAGTTATATCATCTCCTTCAAATGTACCAGATTGCTGTGGACTTTCAATGATCTGATCTCCCATTGATTTTCCAATGGCATCGCTGATGGAATTTTCACGCTCGATTGTATTCACAACCTGCTGGCCGTTCTTATACCCAACCAGCTGAATACTATCTTGGGTTTTATTCCATTCAATTTTATCCACAGCTGTACGTAATGCTTGTTTATATCGCTCAACCTGAATCTCTCCTGGAGTCCAAGCGATTTGGTCATAGCCATTCTCAGCTGCATATCGGACCATCTTTTTCATGGCCAGCATTGCCCAGTTTTTAGATCCTTTGAACGGCGCATTAGGAACAGTACTGCTATTATTACGCTCTTTCTTTGCAAAAGCTAAGGATTCATCAATAATGTTTTGAGGTACTTTTAAATACTCTAAAACAAGAGGATCACCGAGAATATCATTAGCTGTAATATTAACAGTAGAAGTTTCTGAATCATTCAAAAAGTTTTGTTCAAAATATGGCTTTATTTTGTTTACAATAGCTGCCTTTTCGTCAGCTAAATTTTTAGTATATCCTTTCTTCCTACCCTCTTGATGCCAGTCACTCTGAACCTCTTCCAAAAAGAGTACCTTCTCTCCGTTAGGTCCAGTGCGATCGTTCATTCGGACGTGGACAAGAATATTTGGTTCATCATAATGAGGTCCTTTATAATCCTGACCTCTGGTATCTTGATTACCTGCTTCTGCATGAGCTTCTGCAATAAGTCTTTTTTGATAATCATTTAATTCTGACCAAGGAACATCTATAGCTCCAGGATAATCATTTGCATAACCACCAGAAGTATAATACTCCTCAACTGTTTTTGCTCCTTGGGCAGGCAACGTCAACAGAACTTCTTTATAATTAGTTCCGCCTGGTTCTTGGTAAGAGGAGAACTTAGTTTGATCCTCAAGAGATCTTTCAAGATCTGCACGCTGATTTGAAATTCGTGTTAACTCAGCTTGACGGTCAGCTGGACTTAACATCATTGCATCACCCGTATTTTGACGAAGCTCTTCTTCTTGCTGATAAAGATAATTTATTTGAGCTATAATTTTATCATCATTTGATGCTGTTGCTTCTTTTACAACTTCCTCAATCCTTATCTGATTAGCATCCAAGTAATCCAACACATCTTTCTTGGTAACAGTCTTCTTTCCTTCAAGCCAATTCATCAGGCCGGACCATTCCAATTCGTCCTGCTTAAATTCGCCCTTATTAGCCCAGGCTTGAACCTGTTTCTTAACTGATTCTCCCGTACCTTTTGACATCTTTTGATCTATCGTATTCCTCAATTGGGAATAAAAGGTATTCGCGGATTGTTCCATCTGTGGAACAGTTACCTGATAAGTCTGATCACCAACTTTGCGTTCATAAATCCTGCCAGTTTCAACCTCTCTGGCAAGACCTCCAACAGTCTGTCGACCCAAGTTCAGTAGTTTATTAAAGAAATCCAACACACGCTGAATAAGTGTTCCAAGCGGCTTGTTGCGATATTCAGCTCTGTTCAGCATAACCTGTGCGAAGGTGTTTGCTCTATTTTCACGCATAGCCTGGACTGGATCAGTATTAGTACTAAGAGCAAATGTCAGCTTGCCAGCTTTTCGAAGTCTGTTAAACTCCCGATTCAGCGCTGCATCATCATCCTGGGTAATCAATCCCATGTTATCTAAAACATGCTTGTTTTCATGCCACAGAGTTGCATTATCTGCAAAGTCTTTATCAAGCAAAATGTTGTTATCAATAGTAACTCCCAGGATCTTGCCATCTTTGTTAGACATCTCGCCAGTGTTCATAGCAACTTCAATAAAGCCATCACCAACACCTGTAATCTTTTGAATGGTAACACCACGCCCGTTTTTAAAACGAACCGAGAAAGAACCATCTTCAGACTGGAAAACTTGCTGACCTGGATAGGTTGCCTGAACATCAGATAAAGTAATCCCCTGGCCTGGAGTTCTATCTTCGCGGATTTCAAACTGAGAATTTGAACCATCCTTTAATTTCTGATTCTCAACTATTAGGCGCTGAATCTGATTCCTGATTGCAGTCTTTTCTGGTCCTTTCGGCATTGTTACTGTCTGCATCATGAGACGTTCAATCTCAGTTTCGTTTGCAGCAATTTGTGCACTAACCCCAGGCGTAGCATCCTTTACTTGCTGTTCACCAGTTGAACGACCTGGCGTAGTTTTAGCTGATTTTGCTAACGGTTTCTTTGTTCGCTTACTATCATTCAGCCATGATTTAAACTCAGTTTGTGTTAATTCAGTAATATTTCCTAAGCCTTGCCAACCATCTTCATAATTAGACAGATACAAAGCTGTAGCTTCCTGAGCATTCTCTGCACCAAGAATAACTTTATGCTCATCAAACTTACCTGTCTTCGGATCAATCTGATCAACAACAAAAACTTTAGGACTTGTAACAGTATCAGGCTTCACAAACACATCTACTTGATCACCATCTTTGCCTTCAGATCTTTGAAAGTATCCATAATGACTTCCCATTTCAGAAGACCATTCATTACCTTCAGGATCGGTACCAGATCTGGTTGAGCCTGCCGGATTTTCAATAGAAATCTTAAGCCCGTCAATTTCCATCTTAGCTTTCTTATAATTACCAGCAGCTTTCTGTTCATCAGAAGGTTCCGCATTGATTTCTGAATCAACAACAGCTTCTTCCGTTTTCAGATTAACTACAGCTAAAGCATTTTTAAGCTGCTTCTGCTCATCAAGCAGACTAAGAATTTGACGATTAATTTCAGTTTGTTCCGCCTTAGAATTAACAGCCTTCAACTGGTTTGTTAATTGACGAACTTGATTTTGATTTTCAATCAGCGCTGTCTGATTAGATTCAAGAGCTTCTCGTTCTGTAGGTGGAATCTCCTGATTGGCTTGCTTAAACATTGTGTTTAAAGCAGCGCGGTCTGCAATGTTATCTTGAATGAGTTGCTGCCGGAATGTAGCTGGATCAACATTATTGTTTGCTGCTTCAATTTCCATTGTCAACGGATTCCGAAGCATTTCATCTCTCTGCCGAATAGAAGTAGCCAACGGCTGAAGATGTTGATAGTTCGTACCAATCCTCGGTACTGGCATATATGGGTCGTAGCCTTCAACAGCTTCAGGAGAAATATCTTGCGGGCGTGGAAATATTTTCCCACCAAGCCGCTGGGTTATTTTTGCAAATGGATCAAACTGCCTGGGATCAGCTTCTCCATAATCGATTGGAATAATCTGATCAGGAGCCGGACCTTCCAGAATGGGAATTTCAGCTTTTTGCTGTTCAGCAATTTCAATAAATCCAGGCAAGTGGTTTTCAATTCGATTCGCGAATCGATCCAGAGCTGCTTCAAGTTCAATCTCACGCAAAGATTTCCGAGGCTGATTTTGATTCATAATCTCACGTTGCCGTTTGATTAATGCCAGCGCAGATTGTTCTCGTTTAATAATAGTTTCCTGCTCTTCTGGGCTGAGATCAGCAAAATCATTTGCAACAACTTCAAATGGACCATCATCAAAATAAGCATCAGAATCTATCAAGCGCTGATTTTGACTAAGTAATGTTGAAACAATTTCAGTAGTATTCGGTGTAGATAAAGTGTTACCAAAAGCAGCCAGCAATATAAAAAAGTTTTCCTGAACTTCAATTGGAAACTCAGCCAACAGTTCTGGATTATTAACATATCTTTCAGAAGTACCTACAAAGTCTTCTTTCAGAGCTGTTTCTAAGATATTATTATACTTACGAACCTTAAGTTCATTTTGAAACTTTGCTTCTTCTGCTTGCCAGTAAGCTTCATCTTCTTTTTGTTTTGCTTCATATTCAGCGCGAGCTTGATCATTTAGAATTCGTGTATCAGCATCAGACAACTTCTTCTGAATTTGTTGTTTTTGATTATTTTCTATAGCAAGATCAAGATCAGCTTTTAATTGTTGTTTTCTTTCCAGTCTTTGCTGCTTAATCATATCTTGTTTCTGCTGAAGGTCGATAAAATCCTTCTCAGAAAAGAACTTTCCAGCTGGTTGCTTTTTCGAGTCTTTAGTCTTACCATCTTTTTTATCTACAGCTGTTTCAGCTTGTATAACATCTGGAGTAGAAAAGATTCCAAAGCCTCCGCCCATTGCAGCGCCCGCCAGCATTCCAAGTGCAGCCGCCTCACCGACACCCTCACCAAGTGGTTTGTCAGTAGCTGCATTCATCCAAACCTGTTCTTGGGCAGACTGCGGCAGTTCTTCAAAAATACCTTCAGTGATACCACCAGAAATTATGCGACCTACAACTCCTTTGTGATTCTTAACAGATGACTTAGCAACCTCATTTACAGCCTTTCCAGTTTTGGCCCCTGGAGAAAGTTTTCCTCCAGCCAGCCATGTGTCAATATCACCAATTCCAAGCTTCTTCGCAAGTCTAGCACCCGCGATACCAAAAGCTCCAGTACCAATTCCAGACCCAACAGACTGGGCAATTTGTTTCCCGGTTAATAGACCATCTTCATTTTGCTGCCTTACCTCTTCCGCCATACTTCCAGCCTGGACTGAACCTTCACCAGCAGCGCCAGCAATCAAGTAGCGAGACTGCCCAGCTGCCTGCATCGCCTTAGGTGCGATTCTTCCACCTGCTGCCAACAATCCCCTGCCAAGGAAACCACCAGCTACCATACTCGGAGTAGATTCCAATACCGAATGAACTATAGTGCTGGGATTTTGTATGGCCGTACCAAGTGTACTAAGAAAACCTTTAGCTTCAGAAACCTTTCTGTTGGCTGCTTGCTGAGCAGGAGAATAATGACTTGCCAGACGTTCATCCAGCTCGCCTGGCTCATAACCAGTTACGTCTTCAATAAACTTGCCAGCATGTCCGCCAGTTGGAAGATTCGCCAGACCGATCATTGCATCAACTGCTTGAACTCCGCCTCGGGCAAGACTCACACCAGCGTCAGTTGCAATATTGGCCAGCGTCCTCTCAGGCGGAACAGCATTATCTTCAGCCATGTTTCCTAAAGTTCGCTGTTTTCCAGATAATGAAACATTCAAACCTGGAGTAGATTCAGCCAATCGGCGATATTGTGGATTTATCTGAAGAAGCAAATTATGCTTTGCTTCAAGATCTTCTCTACTCCAAGAGCTGTATGGGTTATTTTCAGGCATAGGAATTACCTTGTCCAGAGATTTTGTCTTTGAAATCTATTAACCAAAGAATCAGCGGTCCCACCAATTGTTTTATTTAATGGATTTAAAACGCTTCTTAATGGCCGAAGTCTTTCAGACATTGAAGAGGTTTCTTGCGGGGCTACAATAGAACTTGTTACTACAGGCCGATTTGTGTACGTTCCATCAGTAGTTTGAACTACTGAGTCAGTATTAACTAAAGAAATTGGTTCTGTTCTTTGAGTATCTATTTCTGAAGTATTTTGCTGAATTGCTAAAGCCTCAAGAAGTTTTTTCATCTCATCCGCTTTTGTTGGATTATTCATCTCACTTAGAAAAGATAAGAATCTTCCAGGATCAGGCATATTTCCCAACTCGTCCGGCTTAAATCCAGCAGCTGCTTGCAAAGCTCGAAGATTATATCCCCTGGACTGATCAAAATCCTGGGCGGATTGCAGACGATTTTCCATTCGATCAAATTGTTGAGCTTTCAAATCTCGATCTGCTTTTTGCTGCCAAAAATCCTGATCAGATTTTTCTCTTTCCAGATCAAGCATATCATATTTATATGCTAGGTCAGACTTTTGACGCTGCATTAATCCTTCTTGCTCCATACCAGTACGTTTAGTCATTCCAGCCTGCTCTAAACCAGTTCTGGTAGTAGCTCCTTGTTGGGCTATTTTAGCAGCATCTAAATTTCCCTGATTAACCAATTGCTGCTGCTCTAATTTTCGCCGTTGTTCATCTTCAGCATTTAACTGCTCACCAGTTACATAAGTCAAACCTCGCCAAACACCAGGACGGCGATTTTGTCTTTGTTCATTATAAAATCTGTCAGCTGCTTTTTTTGCATAATAATTTGTCATAGCTTCCCTCTTATTAATAGCTATAGCTGTGAATATGACTTGTTGTTGGTCTTTCTTTTGTCAAATCATGGCTATATGATAATGAATTTCCTGCTGAGGCAGAAGCATTTACTGCATTCATTGCCGATGCAGCTAATTGTGCATTAGTATTCATAATACCTTCAGTAGCTTCAACTTCCAATTTTTTTAGCGCTACATATGAACGAGATGTACTTTCCACAATAGCCCGAGCTTGTTCCATTTGTGCACGAGCACTTTCAATCTGACTACTGTATTCAGTTACACGAGAACGGAACTCCATCTCTTTAGCTCCAGTCTTGGCCTGATAAGCACTAACAGATGCCTGATAACCAGAAACAGAAAGCTGCGCTGTCTTGATTTCAGACTCAATTTCAGAACGATAACGATCAATATCAGCCCTGTATTTTTCAATTAACTGTTGATTTTCTGCAATCTTATTTGCAGCTTTGATTCTTTCTGCTTCAATAACTCCAAGCTGCCCTCTAATTTCAGCTTCATATGCTTCTACTTCAGACTTAAATGCATTTGCTCGAACTCCTTCAGCATCAACTTCTGTTTTATAAACATCAACTTTAGTTTTTTCTGCAGTTATTGCTGTAGCATATGCTTCAGTTTTTGTTCTGAATACATTGATTTGAAGATTTTGTATTTCTGCCTGAATACGAGCAGATTCCATTTCTGTCTGATAAATTTTGACTATCGTTTCAACTGCAGCTATCTGAGTATTGTAAATATTTACTCTAGCCTGTTGAACATCAGTTTCAGCTTTTACAGCCTCAATCTGAGCACGATAAAGTTCAACAGCTGCCAGTTCTGCCCTGATTTTGGTTTCAAATATCTGAGCTTCAGTCTTGTACTCTTCCAACAAAAGATTCTGTCTGGCTACTATTGCGTTATAAATAGAAATTGCACTTTCAACAGATGAAATAGCTGCTTGTAATGCTCTATCCTGTTGAGCATTAAAGAACTGTCCAAGCATTTGTTCTAGAACAACTGCCTGCTGAATTGTAAATTGAGTATTTTTCTGTGCAAGTTCAGCCTGATTAATAGCTATTTCTCTACTGGCCTGGTCATTCTTTAACGATATCTCATTACTGACTTGCATCATCCTGGCTGCATATGATCCAGAAGGAAGTTCAAATCCAGTTGCGGAAAATTGATTTTGAATCTCTTGATATAATCTATCATTTTCAGTTTGCTGTCTTGTCAGAAAACGAGCATAAATATCTTCTTCAACATCTACATCTAATCCAGTTCCACCATTTGCAATATCATCCAAGATTTTATTAAATAATGGAATTCGAATATCTGAGTTATATGCAGCTTCAGTAAATGATAGTCCATCTGGTGTATTTGGAGCATCTAAACTTGGTGCAGTTGCTGTAAAAGTAGCAATATCAATCACAGGTGGGGTTGGAAAAGTTAAGTCATCCAGTGTAGGTGCAGTTGGCATTGTAATACTGGGAGCATTTGGAATTGTAATAGAAGATAAACTCGGTTCCTCTGGTACAGTACCATAATTCAAACTAGGTGCTGTTGGCTTATCGAAAGTAAAAGAAAATGATTTAGCCGAAACAGAGGATGTAATATCCGGAACATCTACCATTACTGGATCTGTTGGTGCACCAGTTAAAAATGTTGGAAAATCAGCAAGAACCTCAGCAAATGATGGTACTGCTGTATAGTCAATTGAAGTTATTTCTGGAAGTTCTACACTTGAAATATCACTGGTACTTGGCATAGTTAAACCAGAAAGAAGAGCGCTTATTTCACCAATATAGTTTTCAACATATGTCAGTGCTTCATCAGCATATGCTTCTGCCAAATCAAATCGATTATTTACCAGTTCACTGGTAGTTAAATCACCTTCAGCCATTTATCACCTCATCTTCCGTATGCAAAGTAAAGAAGGCCCTATCATATTGGCCTATCGGATAATGTTTCATATTTTGATCTACTAAGAAAAACCCCTCATCCCCAACCAGGTCTTTGTAGATGACCGATCCGCTCCAGTTGTTTCCTGAACGATCTTCTCCGGACAAAAGAATGGATGTCCAGCCATAATCATAAGGCCACCCGGAAGCGGCTTTGAGCATGTCTGTATTGCCGCCCTGTACTGGTTGCCAGTCACCCGCCCAGACGCAATTTAGCCCAGTAATCCCATTGTCTTCATAGGGTTCTGTTGTCATATGATCTTTTGACAATTCATAAGCATGTCCCATTAAGTTGTTCATCCAAATCCATTTTTGGAATTCATATCTGACAACCCCATATGGTTGGCACTCAAACGTATTTCCACCTGTTTGGACCTCAGGATACATCCCTCCGCCAATTTCGGCGCAGCATGAATTGTCTGTCTCCCAGCTCTGAACACTTGAATACATGGCCGTTTTTGCATAAACGACAGATTGCCCTTTAGAAAGATACTCATCATCAATTAACATTCGCCCATAGTAGGTTTGAGATCCCAAGGTGTATCGGTAAATATAATATCGAGTGCCGAAAAAATATGAAAAGGGATAAGACTCCCCTTTAGTGTAGCAGACGGCTGGAAACTCATAGGTTTCACCTTCAAAATCAATAAATATGCTGCAGGCGTTAGCGCCATTTGTATCAACATAACCAGTACAATTCCAGGAACCCCCGCCAGCGTTCCCCAAGACCTCATTGCCATCGAATTGAACTGGACAAAAAAAGCCAGCAGAAGGATGGGCTACATAATAATAGGCACATCTGACCTCTATGTAGCATTTTAGGACACCTAAATTACCTTCGCCTATACCAGAATCAAACACTGGATATAATTTCCGCTTAACCGGATTCCATAGTGCAGCGGCCAAGTCCCCTGGATCAAATGATGCATCATCTGGGACATAGACCTCTTCAAACGTAGCAGCAGGCACACCATCTTCATATGTAACCGTTTCCACGATATATCTCGGATCATTTCGCCCAACCTGCCCCCAGTACAGCACATGACTATCGTTCTCTTGAATATATCCATAGCCAAGTAGCCGAGTGTATTTTTCATGTTGGGTGGGATTGCTCTCATCAAAAAAATAGTCCCATTTCACAGAACTCTTATACGAAAAAACCGTTTCCATTTCCGCCGTAGACCGGTTCAGCCTGAAAACATGAAGCGTTTCCTCCTGGTCGCCTATCAAGCCGCAAAAGAAATCATCATCTGTTTTCCAAACATCCCAGCCGATGTGAGTATCAATACCTTGCCCGGTAACAACTTCGTGAAGATTCCTCCGAACTTCTCGGATAAAAGGACCGAACCAGGTGTCTGAAGCCCAGGTAATCGGACGACCTTTATAGCTGGCAGTTACACCCCATTTCTCGATAGCAAATCCGTCCAGGTCGATATACGTAAAGACCCCCAAGGTGAATTTATCATAAACCTTGGTCCATTCCCGCCGGATTGCCTTGGTCAAATCGCTACAGGCAAGGTCAGAAGCTGGCGGATTGTCTAAGGCGGAAAAGATGTTGAACTCATTCTCAGGGTCCCCCAGGGTGAGTTGATTTAATTCCTGATGATTGTATAAATCCGCATAGTGCCGGCGATAACAAGATTCGATATCCCCAGAGGCTTTTGAATCAACCCCTAGCAGCTGCCCGTTAAAACAATGAACAAACGATCCATACAGTCGTGATCCAGAAAGAGATTCTATCGTACCGTATCCGTCATCGCCGCATTCGACCGCCTCTCCGGACTCAAAACTGCCATCAATGTTGGAAAGAACGATCTTTCGGGTTTCGTCCCCAGTCACCACCAACAAATAAGTTTCTTCGCCAGCCATCTTTTCTTGAATATCTGTCGGCACAGGTGTCCAGATTTTGCACTTGAACTGATTAAAGCATACAGAACACTCGACATGCACATCATCGTGAAGCCAGACCCGCCGGACCCCCTGAGACAATCCCCGGGCAGCCATCTCGGCTTTCAATATTTCCATCTGACTCTGGGCCAGCCCAATAAAAACCTCAGACCTGGCCTTGTTGCCAGAAAGGATTATTTTATTCCGCCAGTCTTTCAAAAGTTGTGCCCCCGGACAATCGGCAGGACCGCCACATGATCAATGGCAAATCCAGCGCCGGCAAACTTAAAAGTGAAATACCGACCATACAGCTTCCGACTAATAGCTACACGATAACCACTTTGGAGGTCTGTCGTGGCCGGCAGAATGTACGTATCTGACAGACTATTCTCAGTGGATACAGTCATGGTGATGGCGGAGGTTGCCTCATAGCCGATATAGGCATATCTGAGCCGCTTTTCATTCGGGAGGCCAAAGTCCATCGTTGGGAGTTCAAAATAACTACTGATGGCAGATCCGTTATCATTATCTCTAGAGAACTGGAACAAACCATTGCTGGAAGCACAAAAAAAGGAGCCATTAAATTTCACCAGAGAATTAATATCCAGCACATACTGACTGGTGGCCTTGTTCTCCAGATTGGTATCAAGAATTATCATCTGGCATATCCTTTTACATACCTGAGAACCCCGGAGACATCCCCGGATTCCATCAAGGCAGTAAACATCGGCAGGCTGGCATCGATGTTATTATCACCAGTTACAATGCTGCTGATCCGGGACTTCAGTGTAGGCAACGATCCTTCAATATCTCCAATGTTCCCGGCAATCCCGGTCAGCTTCAATGTCATCCTGGGCAGTGAGTTTGAGATTTCCGCGACCAATTCGCTATCGCCGGATACGGTCATAGACAAACTTGGGATACGGCAATCCATGTCAGCCATCGGTCCGGGAAGGATGTTGGCGGAAAGCTTTAAGGACGGCAGACTGGCAACAAAATCAACAGGTTCGTCCTTGCTCAAGTCAGCACTGAGCGTCATAGTTGGGAGCGTGGCAACCATACGCCCACCAGCGTACCATTCAGCGGTCAGGCTGGGCAGAGTTGATTTAAAATCAATCTTGTGCCCGGCGTCGCCATCCAGCTCAAGTGTGAGCGATGGCAGACTTTCGATCAGTCCGGCACCGGAACCAATCGAACCAGTCAGCGCCGGAAGGGCAGCCTCAAAATCCGCCGATCTGTCATAAGTCGTGCTGTGAACATCAGCATCGAGTAGCAGCGACGGAAGGCTGGCTTCAAAATCAACATGGTTATACACATTGATCTCGCAAGACAGAGACGGCAGGTCTGTGACAAAATAAGGATCAAAGTCTGGGAAATAAATAAAGACGCACTCAACTGTCGGGCTGACCAGCTCATCGGTGGTTTCAAGAGTTTGTTTTACCTCGATAATGTCTGCATGACTCTCTGTGTCTTCATCAAAGGCAGCTGTTAACTCATCGCGGTTATCAACTACTGTCCAGGAGGTCCAGGATGATCCATTGTCAAAAGACGCCCGGATCTCAGTGGTTAGGGTTTCCCCATTATCATCACCGATCCAGCCAATATACGGCTTGAACCAATGAGATACCGACGTAATGTCAATCTCAACGGTTCGATTGCCAGATGTTTCGACGTAAAAAAGGGTCATGTTGCCCGGCCCCAAGAAAAGGTGACATTAAGCACTAAAGCCTCCGTATCTTCCACATAAAGCAATGGTGCTACGCATTCATATTCGACACCGTTACCATCTGTGACAGTGCCACCAACTGTGGTGGGCCAGGTAGGTGCGGCTGTATGGGATGTCCCCCCGGTGGTTACTTCATAAATGAATTCATCATCCAATGCCGAAATGAATTTATCTCCGACTGTATAGGAAGTAGATGGTGCCCATTCAGTCTCAGAATACATGTTGTATCCTGGTGACAGGCCGATCTCGAAAAGGATAAGGTTCCAACTAGTTTCCAGTCCCGCACAAAGAAAATCAGCTTGATTATCAGTGTAAACTCCAGCATACCATTCCAGGTTGAAAGTAACCTCAAAAGAGTCATCAACGTAAGAGTCCATAGACACTGCACTTGGATGAATCCCAGCAGATGGATAAGCGATTCCTGGCGTGGTAGTGCTGTAATCCACAATGGTATGATCAAGTCGCCAGCACTTGGTGGCATTCAGCTTGTTGATCGCATTTCTTGGAAACCAAACAGAAGAATCGCTTGGACTGAAGTTGACTGGATAAAAGAAATCAGCAACCGGCCCAGAGGATTGAGAAAACGATTGACCGTCAATAGTCACAGCCGATTGTGCTGTCTTGGAATTGCTTGCTGCCCAATAGACTCGGACAAGACAGTAAATGTCCAAGGTGTCGCTTGCACCAACAGTGATTGTTGTAGCGTTCCCATCGTGGTCAAGAAAGAGCTGGCGGTTAAACAACGAGGTGCCATCTGAAAGACCCATTTCCGCCAAAGTACCTTCTGCTGCCCCAGCTGAAAAACTGTACTTTCTCCTTACTCCGACATATCCAGCTGTTCTATCGTATACATGTGAATCAGCGACAATGGTGGTTGTGCTGGCAATTTCAGAAACCAAGGCCGTGTCACTATCTGCTGGAGCAGTATTGCCAGATCCCACATGACACTCCGCAGTCAACTGATTCAATGACTTTGTAACCATCTTGTTCAGGCCATAATCCGTCACATGATTATGGAACTGCCCCACAAGAACCCCATTGAGATAAACTGAAAATTCGCCCCCGACAGTAAGTCTGATCATGTTATTGTGCCCCCTGTGATTGCTACACCAGAAACCTCAGCAGTATTATCATAAAAAGATGTTCGACTGCCCCCTGTGATTGCTATGCCTAAAACTTCAGGGCTCTCAAGCATTATGTGACCAGTTTCCAGCATCAGCACATCCTTAAGCACCACCACATCCGTCAGCGTTCCGTCCGTCATTTCGTTGTCAATCACATACGGGTCAAGGCCCATGACCAGCAACACAGCAAACTGACGATCATCACCATACCAGGTATCAACCCCATCAGTAGCCTTGATTCGAAAATGATACGTACTTCCATCCGTGTGAAAGTCATTCAAAGCGGACGCGTCAATAGCAGCCGACACCAATCCAGTAACGGAGACAGATTCTGGAGTGGTCTCGCTTCCATATGAACTGGTCTCGCCCCATTCAAAGCTGACATTCAGAGACGCTTCCCCGTGCAGATCATCCAACGTCCCAGTTAAGGTGATGGATGAACTGCTCAGAGCCGTAGCATATAAAGTGGTGACTGACATCAGCTGGCCGGCAACGTAAGTTGTACAGTGTCAATAGTTGTCGTACCACCAATACTAATAGCTGTATTGGACATGTTAAACTGACTGCCAGATGTGGAAACAGAACCATCCAAACGAATAGCAGTAGTGGATGCTCCGGTTGTATAATTGTTGTCATATACCCTAAACCAACCAGCTGTTCCATTTGCCAAACCTTCGCCTGACCAGGTTTCATCAGATTGTTTAGTCAACACACCAGAAGCTACTTCACCAAAATTGAGTCCATTTGCCGCAGCGCCGCCGGAAAAAGCTCCGGAAGACAGAGTAATGGTAACCAACTTTGTACCAGATTCAGCAGTATCTGCATCAGCCGGCTGACTCCCGGAATACACATCAATGACGCAGTTCCGAAAAAGATCAGACAGACTTCCACCTGTTGCATCTGCCAAAATGATCTGCTCTCCGGCAGCTTCTGTAGCAAGCGAACCAGCGGCCACTTCAACATACCCATCGGCAGAGGCAAGAATTTCATATGTTCCGTCATTGGTTCCCCCAGCAGAACCAGCCACGGTAATATACTTCTTCTTGTCAAATACATCCAAGCCGCCAGCAACTCTGGTGATCCGGTCCCGGGAGTCTGTGCCGGTACCATCTTCAAAAGCGATATCGGTTCCGGTCATCAGATTGGTCGCTTCAGACTCTTGGTCCAGCAGCGCATTTCTCAAACCCGTTGAAAGTCGTAATGCCATAACATACTCCTATTCTAATCCGTGAATAAAATTATAACCTACCATTGATCCAAAACCTGCTTTAGCATTTTCAGGATAAATAACTTTTGCCCTGTTAACATTTATTACCATTCCAGCGCTGGTTCCAATTATTGCACCTTCTCTGCTGGCCCAAGCAGCCAGCGGTCCTTGCGACTCAAGACCAATATCCGCAGGCATAACATCAACAAAGGTGTTTGTCCACTCAATGCCTGGATAAGATAAAACCAGCCGTTGCATCAAAATACCATCCTGAAAAGCGAGATAGTATGTATTCCGTTCAGTAGACACATACAAACCAGTCTTAACTGACTGAATGAAGAGGATCTTTGTATTGTACTGGACAAATCCTTGAGCTTGGTCAAACAAGTCGAAGTTATACAATTCACTGAACCAAAGAACATTATCTTTAGAGACAAAAATTCTGCCTCCCATAACTTCGATATGATCTCCGTCAGGAGGTCCTGAAAAAAATCTCGTACTCTCTGGACCAGTATAAGTTCCCTTTGACCATACATAAGAAACACCGGATTTAATCTTTCCCTTATCAATGCCATTCACATAATATGTAATATCACCAAAACTGGCATAATCCACCCGATTACCAGTCATTCCACTGCGGATGCCAGTCAAAGAGCCATCTGCTGCCATAAGGTAAAGAGAATCCCCAGAACAGACATAACATTCAGTTTGTGTAGCAAAAAGACTATGATAACTTCCGGATTGTAGTTCGGTCAATCCATTGCGTGTTCTGGGCCTGCCTGAACGATCAATAGTTATGTTCACTGCAACTTGAAGGTCTGTCGGCTGGATACGGACTGGATCATCTACTGTATTTAATCCAGTTGTACCTTTAAAAATTTCTATCGGTTTCATAATAATTCCATTCCACGAATATCATAAGAAACCGTAAGTTCGAGCGTTCGCAAAGCATTTGAAAACAGCGTGAAGTATTTCATGGTATTAACATTCTCACCTTCAATACCATCTTCAATTAGCTCGAATAATTTCCAAGCAGTATAGTTGACCAACAGCGGAATTTGTAAGTGCAGCGGAATACCGTCAGGCACATCAGAATCTTCTGACATATCAATTGGGAGGCGATAAAAATGAAGTGTAAGTGTTTCACTGGAAGTAGGAATCCCTTGGTAATAAAGGTTTCCTCCCTTTTCAGCCACCTCATAAATACTGCCGCTCCGATCTAACAACGGATTAGATTCTGTAAAAGCAATAAAGGAATTGGCAATCTGAATCTCTGTACCATTACCATCAATTACAAATTGTAAATCTCGTTGATAGGTCGCCGGCATGGATACATACGCAGCATCTGTAGCAGTATCCACAGTATCAATTGTAAACAAGTTGGGCAGCGGCGGGGTTAGGAGAGAACCAAAAGTTGAAGGCATTCCGCCAGCAATTTCAGCAACACCTTGATTGAGTTTGCCTGGAATGCTGGCCGTTAAAGATGCGTCTTGCATAATATTTACAACAAGCGCTGTAAGGGAAGCTAAGGTAGCCATTAGAGGTCATCTCCAGTTATTGGAGTTTCAATGAAGTAACCGTCATTCGGACTGGCTGAAGTTGTAGTAGGTTCGAGAGTTTCTTCATCTACAGAAGAGACAAAAGGATATGAACTTTCCTTTCTATGAATAGGTACAGACTGGGCTTCACCCAGCGGCTTTGGCGGCGTAAAATGAGGATGCTTCGGCTCCCAGCAGGTGTCCGCACAGACAAATAAATTGTCCCAGGTCATGCGACACTCAGAAGCATACCGCTCAAATCCGCATTGATCGCAAATAACAAGATAATCACCAGGCTTATAAGACATAACTTTGTCCTTTTCTGAATAGCCTCCAAGAAAATTAATTCAAGGAGGCTAAAAGCGTTAATAAGCTCTGAGAATCATATAACTGAACGCATGAGCAGTAGCCGGATCTGCCGAACAAGTTACCGTCATCGTATTAGCAGACATAACAACTTTGAGAATCGAGTCCGTATCGTCAGTCGTATTATAAATTACGATTGGGATATCTGTTGCAAGAGCGCCAGTAACTGTTACTGCTTCTGCAGCATCACCGCCAACAGTTGTATGAGTCCCTGCATATGCGATATAATGAGAAGGTTTGAATGTTCCTCTGGGACGCAAAACAACATAATGAATACCATGTGTCGTGCTTGGGTCTGCCGAGCACGTAACTGTAATCTTGCCTGCAGAACAAACTACATCAGAAATAACATCAGTATCATCTGTTGCAGAATAGCATGCAAAAGCAATATCAGTCGCCAATACACCAGTAATGGTAATATCTTCTGCAGCAGCTCCACCAGTTGTTGTATGCGTACCAGCTGCAAAAATATCCCAGTCAGGCAAACATTTATTTCTCAAAACAGCATAAACATATCCATGAGCCGTACTTGGATCTGCACTAGCAGTGATGTCAATGGAGCCTTCATTGGAGATCGCTGCAACAATTTGGTCATTATCATCAGAAACTTCATGACCAATAATGGCCAGATCGGAATCCATGATAAGGCCTTCCAAAGAAATAGATTCAGAAGTATCTCCGCCAGCAGAAGTTACTGGACCTCCAGCAAGATGAACACCATAGCCCATGACAGGGCCTTCAGGAACAAAGAGGCATGATGTAGCAGTGCCGATGTTTACCCATTTAGGGCACATGCCAAGTGAGGCATTCGTCAAATAAAAGACACAACCAGGATTGTACCCAGCAGTTCCTGCAGTGGGAATAGTCGATCCAGAAATATTTGTAATATACTTTGTGGTATCAAAGGTAATACCATTAGGAAAGTTTGTAACACCCATAATTTTCTCCTTTAGGAATACTTAGTATTATCTCAACTAAATACTTCTGATGAATTTCACACCAGTTTACCCAGCGAACAGTACTCTAACTCATCATCAGTAATACTGTTTTGTTTTAAAGACTCTGGAACACTCGACACAGATACAAGTGCTCCAGAGTTGTTTACTCTAACGAAACGTTCACATAATGAACACCAAGTTATCAGGCTCCGGGAGAACCAAAAATTCCCCTGGGATCGGACCAGCCGAATGAGCACCGGAACGTGGCTTTGAACTTTGCATTCTCAGTATCAAAGTCATTTTCAGTGCCGAAAGAATCTGCCCGACGCTCCATATATTTCAACCCATCCGGACAATTGGTACCTATAAACCATGCGTCTGCATCCGTAAGGTAATGATTCACCTTTACTCCTTGAGGGAACTTCTTGGAAGCCCGCAGCGCATTAATGTCATTATTCGCAGTGCCGGACTGGCCAACAGATTCCAGAATCCGCATAGCGTCAAATTCCAGCTCGGAAGGAATGATCAGCTTTTGTGGCATAATGGCGATCTTGAGACCGCGATCAGTTTTGAAATCCGCAATATCGATGCAGGCCTGCTCCAGGGAGGCCTCAGACAGATCAGCCGGCGTAGCAAGTTCATTCCGCCACGTACCTCCAGACTTATTCGGATGGTCATCAGCACACAGCTCTTTGCCATCAGAGTTAGCGCCCATCGTATAATCAGAGTTGAACGCTCTATTCAAGACGTTTGCTCCAATGATTTCCTTGGTCTGCCGGATGGAAAAGGCCAGCGCGGATGCCCGTCTCAAGGCAACAGTCACAGCAATACCATCTTCATACATTTCCCGAGTGATGATAAAGCCCAGGCCGTATGTGACATGCACATACCTGGAGATGAAACCCTGCTCCTGTTCGTCATAAGCAATTCCATTGCCTTCAGTCTTGACCGCAGCCAAACCGAAACCAGTGACGCCAGCTTCCTCTTCAAAGGCCCGCTGAGAGGTGCCCTTTTCAAAGATATCCATAAACTCAATTGGATATTCTTTATACTTCGTGCCGAACCAGGTTTTGACTCCTGGGACCAGATCTTTTGCAAAATTACTGGTAGTAATAACACCCATGGGTCACCTCCTTATACGTCCGTTACAGTGACTTGTTCGCGATAAGCATGTTCAGCGATCAGCACAAGCCATTTGCAGTTATCACCAAGTTCGTTGTCTGGCCGATTGACGATCCGCAACAGGCGGCAGGTTCCAGCAGTATCGGTAGCGACATCACTGGAATCCAGCTCCATGCCAGATTTGCCAGTAGTCGTAGATCCGGAGCCAACAACTACGTTCGTTGCCAGACCTACGGAAGCCGCTGCAATCGATCCACCAACACTATCTTCCTGGATCTCAAAAATCACGAACGGGTCATCAACTACCAGGCAGTACATTGCAGTACCGCCCTCTCGATACTTCATGGCCAGATTATCAGGATCTGCCATCAAACTGGGGTCTTTACCAAAACCGATGATAACGCCCACATTAGCTGTATCACCAGCAGTGTGCTGCGCTACCGTAGGAAACTTACCAGTATCATCAGCGGACCCTTCCAGAGTTACCAGATCACCAATGAAGGTATCTGTATCATCCGTGGAAGGAATATAATACACGTTTGCCTTTCCATTCCACGACGCGCCAGACAGGTGACCAACAGGCCGAAAGCCAGCCGGAATATCAGCATTTGCCATAACTACACCTCTTTAAAAGATTAAGAAATTTTCACTTCGCCAGAAAGACCATCAGCGGCGGAAGGCGTCACATTTTTGCGCTTGATTTGATTTTCAGTCGCAGTAATATCTGCCTGAGCCCTGGCATAATCTTCCTGATAATACTTCTCCGGGATCTCCATCAGGACTGCGCGCTGACCAGCTCCCACATGCGGATTGGTCATACTGCCCATAGAGGATGGCCGGCCAACTTTTGGATCACCTACCGGCGTATCCTCTACAGGCGTCCATCCAGCATCCTTAAATGCCTGAATACGATCCCCTTTGTCATTCACAAACCGGCGCACGAATCCGGATCTTTTCGGTGCAGTTAAAATGTTCCGTGATCCTAACGGAATCCTCTTTCTGGGTGTTCCTTCAGTTTTGTCTTTCTGGCTGTCTACCATTTTATGCCTCCTGGAGTTTTGCTATATCTTTGATGTACTGCTCTTCGGTCATAATGCCACTCTGGACGAACTGCTTCATGATGGTCTGCTGGTCCGGAGTTAGGTCAGCCTTCGTGAATGTTGGAGTGCTGCCGGACTTTTTGCCTCTTTCAACTGGACTGGCCGGCCCAACAGGCTTCTGCTGTCCAGATTGTTTGTCTCCAGCATTGGCAAGATTCCGTTTAGGTACAGCCTTCACCGGTTTGGTCGGTTCGAACTTTTCAGGAAAAACCTCAGCAACTTTCGCCCGAACAAGTGGATAAAGTCGATTAAGCGGGGCACCAGCATATTGCTGGGCCACCTGATCAGCGTAAGCTGCCATTTCATCGTCCTTCAAATACCAATCGTTTTCCTTGATCCACTCGTCATAAATTGGATTTGTTGTAGCTTGCTGCTTTCGGGGTTCGGTCAAATTTTTCTCAATTGAAGAGATTTCATTTTCCAACTCTTCAACCTTATCCACATCGGCCAGTTCCACAGCAGCCCGCTTCTCTTTCTTCAGGCGTTCAATCTCACCTTGCATGCGACTTACTTCAGCCTTATAAACCCTCTCATTATGATCTTTCAAGGCATCAATGGAACTCTGCATAGTTGAGAGTTGATTCTTGAGGTCTTTGTTATGATCTCGCATAGAATCCTGAATCTCGCGAGACCGGAGAATGTATGTGGCCGCATCAACGTAGGAGTCGCCTTCATAATCTGGCTTCCACCCCAATTGGCTGGCCAGCTCCTCAACAGTCGGCGCTGGCTTGGCAGCATCACCATCAGGCGTGCCATCCTCATCAGGCGTGCCATCCCCATCAGTAGCGGTTGCATCAGAGTTATCAGGATCATCAACATTAACGGCCGTATCATCTGCCAAAGCAGCAGAATTATCAGTACTGGCTGTATCTTTTTGCGGTAATTCTACTGACGCTGCGCCAGCAATAATATCGTCTACAAATTCTTCCGGCATAATTCCTCCTAATTAGAACTGCAAAACAGCCAAGATGTCATTGTCATTGATCAATGTATAAAACTTTCCGTCCATACCTTTCATTTCTACGCCAGCATACCGGGCATAGTTCACATGATCTCCAACCTCAGCCCAGGGCTGACCATCATCCAGATCAAGCCAGGCCGCAGGTCCAATGGCAATAATTGTTCCGCTGGTTGCAGCTCGCTGCTCGTTCTCACGAGTTGTCTCTGGCAAAAAGATTCCGCCAGCAGTTTTCTCTTTTACCTCATCAGCAATGACGAGTACATGCCCGCCTGTGGGCTGAATTCCTGATTCGTTACTCATCTGAATTGTCCTCCTCACTAAAGTGGATCGCTAACAGCTGGTCCAGGCCTTCAACATGCCCGATGGCCCGGCAGGTCATGCCATGCGTAACATCAGCAGTATGTCCAAGAGTTGCGCCAGTTGAAACTTTTTCCAACAACTCAGATCGGACCTTTCTCAAGGCAGTGAAAATCTCTTGTGTTACTGGATGCTCTTTCCATTCGTCAAACGCTTCTTTTGTTAAATTCATCAAGGTGGCTCCCCCTCTTAATCCTGATTCTTATTCCTGGTTATTTGTTTCCAATCCATACTCTCTCTTAAGCGTGGATTCTTTCAAACCAGCTGGAGCCTTTCCAATGGACTGTTGACTCCGGCCGAGTTGAATCTGATTCAATAATGAAGCTCCCTCAAGAGCAATCTTCTTATCGTCGTTGGTGATGCCGGCCTGGGTCTTAGCTATTCCAGCATATTCACTTTCCAATTTGGCATAATTCAGCTCGGTCTCAGATTGCAACTTGGCAACTTTCGCCGCAAGTTCGGCCACTTCTTGCTGGAGTTTTTGTAACTCAAGTTGGGCCGCCGGGTCTTCTTGCTCCTGATCAGGTAGGATGTTTTCCACATCCTCAATGTCCAGCGCAAGAAGGTAGCGCCGCATAATTTCCAGGTCATTCAAACCTTGACCGCGCAACTCCAGCATGGCCTTCGCTTTCATTATGCGCTGCATCATGGTTGTGTTATTCGGATCAGCTACTGGCACCACATCTAGATCGTGAGCAGAAAAATCTGCCTGAACATCAAACTGGCCCTCATCCAGCAGAGTATTGTACTCCATCTGGTCGAGGTACAGTGCATTCAGGCGGCGCAGCTTTTGATATTCTTTATATTGCGCTCGGTAAATTCTCTTATGGACCGCAGAATAAACTTGCAGGCCTTGCTCAATCAGGGCCAGCACAGATTCAGCTGGGACATTCGCACCAGGAGAGTTACCAGCCAGGATTTCTGTCATGCCGGCGAGTTCTTTGCCACTTTCAATCAGGAGGCCGAGCAGTTGGAAAAGCACAGCCGAAGGTTCACGTACCGGCAGAGGGAAGATATTCTTCTTTAGATCATCCCCAGTGGATTCAACGGGCTTCCATTCGCCGGCCTTCACCGTCAGCGATTTGCCCTTCGTGAGACGTAATCCCCTACCCAGGAAGCCGCTCTGCCGGTTTGAGATTGTCCCAGCATCCAACAGCTGATTAATTAGGGTGTTAATAGCTGAGTTGGTGCTCATCAATAGGGAGCCAAAGCCCATTCCGTAAAAGCCGCCATCTATGGCAGGCATAAAAAGAAAGCGAGTGAAATAATTCTCCGGTTTAATCTTGATTATGGCCCCTTCAGCATTTCGGAGAATTCCATCAGTAGCGAATCTTGGCGAGATACGGACCAGCTTCTGGGTTTGCTCATGAACAGTTACAATATACGGTTCTTGATAGCCATCCCCGTCTAGGTCGTACCACCGATGTTGTTCCAAAAACAAATGCGGGGTTTCTGCATCAGTGTTGGCCGTCTTATCTGAGGTGGCCTCACCAAGTTCAGTAGGGTCAAATTTGGTGAAGATTCCAGAGTTGATGCGCTCCACAATTTCGTTATGATAAAGATATATGCGATGCGTAACTCGGGGAGCTCTTTCCAAAGATTCGGCAAAATAATTTACAACTAAATCATCAGGGAAGACTGTTTGCGATACGTTGCGCCTCTCAAGTGTGTTAAAGTAACTTTTTTTGAATATACACCCACAGGCAGGCAAGCTAAGAAGTAGCTGATCTACACCTTCTTCCCAATCTTCCATTTGGTGTAGCAGCTGATAAGACATGAAATCACAAAGACGTTGCGCACGATCAAACTTGGCATTATCTACATCAGCGCCAAGAATCTTCCCTTTGACGACATCATTACCTTTGATGATCTCTGGATAGGCACGCGCTGCAAATTGGATGCAGGCATTAATAATTAGTGGGTATTTAACATTGGCTACCACATCCCCGGCGTAAGTCTTCTTCTTTACCAGCAACTTAGCAAGGTCAATGATTTGCGAATTGAGTTCATACCAATCAGCGCAAGTAGCCAGATCAGTTTTATATCCTTCCAGGACTTTGGTAGTCAGATCGGCCAGCACCTCAGCAGGCTGCTTTGGCGCCAGGTTGGTTATCAACACAGCAGCTTCAGCTCGCAGAACTTCTTTCTCAATTGCAAGTTCGACGATTGCCTGATCTGGAACAGCCCCAGAGGTGAGGAGATCATCAACTGGTTCTTCTAATGCCCAGATGTTGCCTGCGCCAGGCTGGTCATATTGCATGTTTGTCGACTCTGCCATTTGTTAATATCCCGTAATTAAGTCACGGTCATGAGTTTGATAATTTTCAGATTCCTCCAAAGCGAGCAGCTCCCAAAAAGGCTTAGGGATGGCCCTTTGCAACCCAGACATTACCAGATACCTCGTGCAGTCCATCAAATGATCATTCTTCTTAACTATTTGGCCTTTCTCATCTCGGCAATACTGCCGAAACTCAATGAACCACGGAAGGAGAGAGGAAAACACCTTGAGTTTGTTTGTAGATAACATCTGCCAAACCTTATAAATGCCGGCCTCAACAGATTTGTCAGCATTAGCAATGTCGAGGCCCAAGCCCCAGTAGATGTCAAAAAGATTCTTTCCGTCCACCTGAGATCGGCCATGAGCAGCGGAGTCTATCACGCCTGGAATCCATACGCCCCTGGAGCGGATGCCTTCAGCATGAATGATAGGTTCTGCATTACCCTGATAATAACAGGAATAGAGGTAGGTTATGTCCGTGTCTGGGTTAGTTGCCCCCCAGAGTGCAGCTGTCTTATTCCAGCCAACATCCAAAGCATAGCAGCGCCGCCAAAAGTCAGGAATGGGAAAATCGTCAACACTAATATTACTTTCAAGGATGGGATAAATTGCACCGGAACCAAGCTGGGGAACACCCTTAGATCTGGCTTCTCGTTGATGCGGTGGGAGGGCAGCGTAGAGCTTTTCTTTCTGTGCGGATGTTAGGTGCGGCGCGTCATCCCAAGTTGCCGTAATTAAGCACTTATCACCGGATGTGTTGTCCATCAGCTGGCCGTCAGGCATAAACTGCAGGACCGTATCGGTCATCCCTTCAAGCGGTGTGAAGGTTAGCATAATCAAACCGTTTGTGGTCATGGTTCGAGTTACGCACTCAGTATAGATGGCCATCGGGCATTCTTCATCCAGCCAAATGAGGTCTTGCTCCGTCCCTTCGAATGACTTTCTACCTTCGGCGTAGGACTTGATTTTGCACCGGCTAACTCCACCGGAAATATGCCTGACGAGGATTGTATCGACTGCGTTCGGAACACCGCCGGCTTTGGGTGTGGTCTTCATTATGTACTTATGTGGAATCAGGCCAGTACCAAAATCTTCAGGTGGCCCTATCAGTTTGTACTGAACAATATCTCTGGCTGTCGTACTGGTGGTCCCTGCTGCCCAGGCATTGATCGGCCGGTCGAAGCGATATCCTGGCCACCAAGCTGGATAATCTCCAGTAAGATGGCAGGTCGCTTCAAAAGCACCAATGGATTCACTTTTTCCTATCCGGTTTGCAGCCATGATGCACCGCTCAGCTTTGGTCTTGCCCATGGCGAAGAACTGCATATGCTTGGGATAGTTATGGCGAGATAGTGGCCCATCCTCCGGGAAGAACTGAGAAATCTTGTTGTGCCGCAGCCGAGTTGACTTTTCCTTGAGAAGCTTGAGATATTTCTCCTTTTGCTCCCGAGACATGTTGGCTGTGACATCAGGCATAATCAGCTATCCTAATCTATGTTATTAAAAGGATTAAAGGCTTCATCAGATAACTTGGCCTCAATGTCAGGCGGCAGCCCAGATTGTTCTTGCGGCTTGCCTGGAAAGGCATCTTTGGGAAAGGTTATACAGTTGTTATATGTTTGACTGGAAGCAACCACGTCAGGCAGGCGGTCTTGATCAGTATCCTCAGAGCAAGGAGTAACTCCAGGAAAATCCTGATCTGGCTCAGAAGAATCATTGCTGGCGGCGGAAAACTCTTCTGCTGGTAAAGCTTTGGTAATTTGATTCCTGGCTATGGTTGCTTCCATGGCACGAATTTCAGCTTCGATCTCGTCATCAGATTTATGGCTATAAACGTCTATCTCGAACTTGTCGCTGGGCTTGTAGCCATTACGATCAAGTACATCTTTAGCTGCGGTTAGCTGGACATTGAATGGGGCTTTGATTTTAGGATCAAGAATCCGCTCAATAGTGCCCAGCGCACTCTGGTTGAGGCTAATGAGCTTTTTGCGCACATCCAGGGTGTCTTCCTGAGACTTGTCAATTAAGCCATTTAAATAGGCCTGCCCTAAAGGACTGCGCAAAATCTGAGATACAGTGCTTGGCGTCATGCCCATCTTTTCCGCGATCTCGTTGTTCTTAAAGCCACTAAAGCTCATCTGGACGATGGTCCTGTGCTGGCTGCGGAGTTCCTTGAGCATGCGAGTAAGATCCTTGGTAAGTGTATAAAGTTTTTATGTTCCAGAAGAGTTAATGCTTGCCTGATCGGGAGGCAGTTGCCACTGTTGCTGGCCGGATAAAACTTCTGGAGCTTACCTTAGGTGTACCACGTTCCGGGCGGGAAGTCAAGCGAAAAAAATGCCTTATTTGGTCAGGTGACAAAAAACATTCTTCCGGACACAATGAAGGCACTATGCCTGGGGGCTGGCCTATATAATAAGGTAGCAACCATGAACAAACATCAGAAGCATTACCATAAAGTTGGTCTTTATTCCAGCTGTTTGAAAATCGTTCCCTGAAAAGCAAAACCTGGTAGTTGCTTGTTCAGATAGCTGGAATTTCCAAATTTTGGTACAAGAGAAGAAAACTTAACAGTGCTTATATAACAGAGGAAATTTTATTATTGTTTTTTCGTAATACTTTGTTTTAATTTTTTCTGGTATTGTTTAAAAGACATTTTATGCTTATTTCCTGAAAGAAAATTTTTTACTTGGTGTTCACGTAATGAACGAAAACTTTTTCTTTTTTGAACAACTGTTTGTACATAAATATATGCAGGACTATTTAACTCATAAGAAGCATCATCAATACACTGCTCAGCAGCTAATCTATGACAAACAGCCTCAGTAAAAGAATCAAAACTACCAAGATAAAAATTTTTATTTTTATATCCAATCGATGCACACCAACAAGAATCTAAATAAACTCCAGGAATTAAAAAACAAGCTTTTCGATTAATACGATTCCTTTGATTTTGACTTGCAGTAACCTCTTTTAAATTTTCTATCCGATTATCACACTTACACTGATTTTTATGGTCTATCTGTTTTGGCCAATAACCTTTTTGATGAAGCCAAATAATTGTATGCGCTGTATAACTTTTGCCCTTAACACAGACAGTTAAATATCCATCATGATTTAAATTAAATTGAGGTCCTTTTCTTGCACGATAGTGGTTTTCTTTTCTAATTAAAAGTCCTGAAGTTTGATCATAAAGAAATAGTTCTTGAACTTGTGCCTGTGTTGGTTTAGCTAACTGATTCTTTTTCATAAAATTCTCCAAAGAATAATCTTAAATTAAAGTTTCTATTATAATAACATAAAGTTTTTTGTTTGTCAAGGAGGCGTTTGTCACCTAAAGAAAAAAGTAAAAATCCACAAATCAGTATAGAAAGCCCTAATCTGACCTGGAGAATCGAGGCATCGCTCTACCCGGATGTGCGTGCGTTCCATAATTGTTCCCATGCGCTCAGGCGCATACTACGTCCCAGGTAAACGACACCAAAAAGCTGGCAGCAGCTACAATGTAGCCACAAACCCAACGGTTTATAAAAATGAATCGGGCAGAACGCCCGCCGGCCGTGGGTTTCCAGCAGAATTGCATCATTTCCGGTGGACCCGGGTTCAATATCGTGAACAGGCGGAAACCGGCATGGATAGCGGATCTTGGCGGATATAAGGGATCGTGATAAGGCAAACGGTTTATAATCTTGAACAGTTTGGCCCCCGGTAAACCGGCAGCATCCATATAGATATGGGACCAGGACAGAGGTGAAAAGAAAAAATGTTGAATGATTTCAGCCAGTTGGAAAATAAATCGAGTTGGCTGGTACAGTTTGGTACGGGGGTTGCAGTACAGTTTGGCACGTCCGGCAGGGAATCGCCTGACAGAGGTCTTTGACAATTTGTGAGCTGGCAGGATAAAGGGATTCCTGCTACAACAACCGGCCCGGATACCGGGCCATTAACTCAATTTAAAGGAGTATTATCATGAAAAGTACTTATGAAACCCTGAATGCCCAGCAGACCGAAACATCCGTACCACATTACAGCAAGGACAATGTGGAACATAACCTGCCGGCTGGAATGTTTCCAAACGGTGAGACTTATGTGGATGCAACAAAGCTTGAACAGTGGGCCAGGGAAAATGGATGCCTGCATTCTCTCATGCAACTTGGGGTTCAGCAAGGCCTGATTAAGGTTCGTGCGACATTTAAGAGTGTGAAAAAAGATGACGTATGGACTCCGGAATATGGTCAGACCAATGTAGATGCCTGGGAATGGCCAGTACAGGATAAACCGAAAAGCAAAAAGTCTGCGGCAGATATTGCGGCAGAGTTTCTGGCAAACATGACCACAGAACAGCGAGCGGTCTTTCTCAAAAGCCTTAAGTAAGCTAACCATTAATCAAAGCCCGGCAGGTCAATCCACCGACCTGACCGGGCTTTTTTGCTTGGTAACTACGCCACCAGGAATAGCATGCCTCACCAGGAATAGCATGCCTCACCAGGAATAGCATGCCTCACCAGGAATAGCATGCCTCACCAGGAATAGCATGCCTCACCAGGAATAGCATGCCTCACCAGTTCCCTGGCCCGGAATGGCTGTTCATGCTATCCGGCAGTCATGCTGCAATGCCTCCAGTTTCACGTGAAACAGGCGTGAAACACACAAGCCGGGCCTACCATGCAAAAACCGTGCCAACCAAAATACTCCTAATTGCTTGATTCATAGTTGGATCAGCCAACTCCAGAAAATGCCTGCCGAAAGATTAGTCAAGCCATAAACTGGAGCAATTCCAGCCAGTTGGGGCTGGACTAATTGGTGTTCACTTTTCGGGGCGGTATAAGCAACAACCGTGCCACGCCGAAACGCCCGTCAATAGGGGTTTTCCGGTTTTGTTAGGGCATGACAATTATGTAATAGTCGACCCCCTTTTTCGTCAAAAGGGAGTTGATTATTACGTAAACGTAATAGGGGGGGTAGGGCAAAATTGTTAGGTATATATAATTTTTTTATATACACATAACCTAACATAAACCGTAAACGTTTATATATACGTAATAATCAATCCCCAGGAGCGCAAAAAGGCATCCGACAATTACATAATTCTCAACCCCAAACCAAACCAAACACTCTTGCAACCAACAAACCTGGCAAAACACAAACAAACTGGTGTAACGCAGGTAACGGATGATGTAACGTTACCGGATGATGTAACGTTACCTCAGGCGTTACCACCGTTACTACTGCCATCCACCACAAGCCAGCAGGCACTAACCAAACCAGTTTACCAACCCAAAGCTAAAGAGCAAGAACTAACCAGTTCAGGCAGTCCACAGGCAGTTCTCAATGCCTCCAAAAAACACCTTGACACACCGGCCCGTCCGTGTTACCTTATCCTATAACCAAACCAAACAACCTTAACTCACCCAGACCAGACCATTAACCCACAACAAAGGAGTTCCCATGAACCCAACAGTCAGCCCAACAACAAAAGATGACCTCACTCTAAACTGTCAGCGCTGCCAACACAGTTGGCTCCGTAGAAACCTGGAAACACTACCAAAGGCATGTCCAGCTTGCAAGTCTCCCTACTGGCAAAAGCCCCTCACACCCTACTGGGCAGCTAAACGCCAAGAGCTGGCCCACAAAAAAGTAAACCATGATCCAATTTTGGAATACCTCAAATATAAGAAAGCTGCCAGAATTGAAGAACAACCCTACCTGAAGAACCCACCAAAGATTAAAGAATCCACCCTATTGGTATACACCACAAAAGATCTTAATGACTTCGATAGTAGTAATGACTTCGATATTATTAAAGAAGCCGTAGATTATTGGCTTCCAGAAATTGCTGATCCAAAACCGAGTGTAGACCAGCTATATCAGGCAGGAAACACAATAGTTACCACCAGAAAAGATATGGCCCTAAAAAATATTGAGATAAAAATCAAGAGTGGTAAACTCAATCCAGATGATGTTTACCTCATTGAGTTGGCTGGCCATAGTAATCAGCTACAAGAGATTTTTCAATTCGCAAAAGATGGTAATATCAGAGGTTTTTGGGGCTTTCCCTGGCCACCTGAGCCAGAACATAACATGGACCCCAGGAAAGTGTTCACGTCAGGCAATAGGTAACAATCCAGTAAGCTGGAGCATGCAACAAATGATTAACAAGCAACCCAGTTGACCGGCCACCACCGGCAAGCAACACGGCCCGGACCCGGCCACCGGAACGACCCACCACGGCCCGAAAACAGCCCTTTTCCCGTCGGTTTGACCACCACCCGGCCCACTACCCCTATCTATATAAAACGGCCCGGAAAACGGCCCTTTCCGGCCCGTAATCTTTTTTCAGAAAACGGTTGACAACACCACGTAAACGTGGTAAGAAAACCGTATATCCTTTATAGTCAACGGTTTACAGCCCACCTGACAACCAGGCCCGGCCAGACCAGCAACTCAAACCTTTTAAACCAGAAAAGGAATTCACCATGAACAAGCTCGATCAAGCAAAAGCCAGGATCAGGGCAAAGAAATTTGCTCAATCCATCCCAATGGGCCTGGCAATCAAGATGCCAGATGAAGAACTGGAATTTCTTGATAGTCAGGATGATGATTACGTTCAGACTTATATGAACCAACTGAAGCAGCTGGCAAAGCCTGCCAACCATTACAAACTCGGTATTTTGTGGGAAAGGTTATAACAAATCCAGGAAACACAGCTACCAGGTTGTGCTCCAAAACTCAAACAAAAGGAGTAAACAGTATGAAAAAAGTAAAGACATTGTTCGTATCTACAGATCACCACGGCGACATTATTATTCAAATCCAGTTTGAAGACAAAAGCTGGATTGAAGTTGCAGCTGATCCGGCAGAAACAACAGAGATCAACATCGAAAAAGCAATCTATGGCAAACTCGTAACTGGCCTGAAAAAGCTGACTCCAGACCAGAGAGAAAAACTTTACACAGGTTTAAAAGAATAACCAGCCAAAAGGCCCTGCCCGAAAAGCAGGGCTTACAACTTTAACCAAACAAAAGGAGTTAAGCATGAAACCTTGGCCACCCATAACCGAAGGAACCCTCACACCGGCATATGGCAAAAATTACAAGACTGACCTGGAAGCTCAGGCAGCCTTCCTCTCAGGAACAGACTTCAAATGGAATCATCCAACCGGAGGAACGTATTGCTCCATTAGGGACTTCCATCCAGGCGACCAGGCAAAAATCAGATACAACAACAATAAATCTGTTACTCATGTAACAGTACCGAATGAAAAGGAGTTTGCCTAATGGAACATATTTCTCATGCCCTAACAGTTCAGGCTGCCAACATTCAGCGATTCACCGCCAGGCGCAACCTGGCATCTTGCCCATTCTGCTCCAGGCCACTAAACCACATCAGGAAAACCACAGTCGGAGCGCATAAGACATGCAAGTCGTGCTTATGCACATATTTTATTCCGGCCAGCAGATTGGACTTAGTAGATTGATTGCAAGTAATGCCAGCGGCCACTGCCTTAACAATCCCAACAGAGTCAACATTGTGTTTGTTAAGGCAGTCAACCACCACCAACTGGCCGTTCACACAATGAACACACTATATAAGGATACAGCAAATGCCGAAAATAAGCACCAAGTACCTGAAAGACCAAGAATGTACCATATTAATCAGCCAGTACAACACAGGCAGTACAGCCATTCAGCTGATTAGTCCTGAAGGCGAGCATCTCATGAACGCAACTGTAAATATCCCGACAGTTATTCTCAATCCGGATCAAGTCTGCATCAAAGACTACTCTGAAAACCAGGGCATACTGGCCGAGCTTATCCGGCTGAATATCGTTAGCCAGCCTGAGTTCTATATCACATCTGGTTTTGTCGACATACCAGTTTGTCAGCTCCACGATCCTGCTGACTGGCAGAGTTAAGCATGAAATCAGTTGCTTACATCCTAATCCTGGCCAGCCTAACCATTGGTGCATACCAACTCGGTCTGCATCACGGTCAGCAGGCTGGTCAGGCAACAGCAACCAGCTATCAGAAGCTCTACAACCAAGCAATCCAGTGGCAAAACCACCAAACTGCAAATATACCAACAATCGTACCAAATCCCAAACTGAAGGAGAAAAACCATGAGTCGTATTAAATCCATCCTCATTAACCGGGACAACATGACACCAGCTGAAGCAGATGAACTCATAACCAAGGCCAGGGACCAACTCCAGGAATACCTGGTAAATGATCAGCAAGACCTGGCATATGATGTTTGCGAGGAGTTCTTCGGCCTGGAACCAGATTACATTGACGAGTTACTTTAATCCCAAATTTAAGGAGACTTCCATCATGACAACCAAAGCCAATTCTATGACAAACGCACATTATGCCAAAACCACATCTTTTTGCAAAGCCTGTCAGCAATACATGGAAACCAGTCAGCCAGGACTTGAACTTGACAAGATCGCAACCAGAAGACAGGCCAGCAAGTACAGACGAGGCACAGGTGTTGTTTACAAAACCATTAATAACCTGCTCCAATAGCCGCACTGACGAGCTGTATTGCAGCGAAACCAGCCAAACCTGCAATCTTGGCTGGTCTGCGGAAATTAACTCAAACAAAAGGAGAGTATCATGAAACAATCAGACAGTTTTCACAATTCTGACAACTATCAAACTTTTGACAATGAACAACATCTGCGCCGCCTCGCAAGGAAACGCATTGCCAAATCCGTGCGATGCATCCCAGTTCCTGAAACACAAGACTGGATGTTTCTTACCGACCTGGATGAAGCAATCGATCAGTTGACCTGCCAGCTGGAGGTGCAATTATGCCATTAGATGCCACATGCAATTCGTGTAACAAACAATATTCATATCCAGCCCTGCAGGCAGACAAACAAACTGGTTTGTGTCCAGCCTGCCAGCGCAAACATGAAATCAAGCAACTGGATGCAGAAATTGCAGCCCTACAGCCCAGACTGGAAGCAATAACTCCGGAATTAATCAAACTGAACAAAAGGCGCAAAGCTCTGGCAATCGCCCACGAGAAGGCACTCTCAGCCTGGGAAAAAGTAGCCAAAGTCCACTCAGCGCTGGATCGAAAGATTGCCCTCATGATGCATGAAAGAGACATCCTGGCTGAGGTCAAGGAAGTTAAGACCAGTAAGCCTGGCTTAACTCCAGCTCAGAAGGCCAAAAAGGCCCTGGATAGCCTGCCACCAGAAGTAAGAGCAGCCATCCTGAAGCAATTCAATCAAACTGAAGAGGATTAACAGGCGTCCTGCTTGGAGATTCCAATAAAACAAAATTTTGAAAGGAATTAAATTATGACATTCGACGAAGCAATGAAACTATCCCGGTTCGATCCCGTAACTTACATTCCGGCACACGCAAATGGTAATGCCAACCATCCAGACGTAGAACTCGGCATCTTTGTTGGCATCTCACCAGGTGGTGTTCGAGTCTTATATTGTAAGAGCCGAACTGTGCAGCTAACCAGACCAGAAGATTTGGTCCTTGGATGAAAAGGAGCCAACATGACTATACACATAAAATTTAAAATAGTCTGTAATCTCTGCCAAACAGTTTGTATTGCAGAACATTCTTTTAATTTTATAGAAGATCTTATTACAATAAATATTACCTGTCCAGAATGTAAAAATCGTATCAATAAGCTCAAGAATCTGAAAGATGAAATTGATACACTAAAGGATGATTTTTACAACAGAAATAATCAGTAGGAGAACAGTTAATATGAAAACTTTCACCAAATACTTTCTTATCATTACAGTCGGCATCATGCTCGGATATGCCTGGGCAGCCAGTTGTTACCTGCCAAAGATTAAGGCACTCAACACAGCGCTGGCTACATACAAGAGTTACATCAATCAATCGGAGATCAGTCATGATCGGTAAATGCACAGCCTGTGGCCAGCCCTGCGAAGTTTGCATCATAGATTATGGTATTGGCCCATACGAGTATTGGGGCGCACCAGGCGTTGACGTTCAGCTTATGGCAGTCAGCGACTGTTGCGAAGCCCCAGCAGTTGATGATACTGGCAATCAAATCACTGTCCAGAATGTTAAGGATGAAGAAAAGTCATTTTTTCTTGGTGAGTAGCTGTTCAGGCTATGAACACCAAGTTATAAAACACAAACTCTAAGGAGACTAACCAATGGCTACATACATAAACTTTAATATTACCGGCGAATTATCAGATGACCTTCAATTTACAGAAGCCCAGGCTGCGGAACTTCTCAGCAAGATGGAAGATCTCTTTCTTCGAACTGACCTGGATCTCTATGACAGCGAATATAACTTTGATGAAGAATAACCATTAATAAAAAGGAAAATCTTATGGACAAAACAACTGAAGAACTCCAGTCCTTGATTAAGCAAATCGCAGCTGAAAATGATCTTGATATTGATCCATCAGAGCTGGCAACTCGCATTTATCAAGATTCTGTGAACATCGTAATACCACTTTACCTCTATGGCCAGAAAGACCTCAGTTTAATTATGGCCAGTATTCATGCCATACTGACTGAGCTTTTTCAACACGATGGAAATCAACTGGCCATCTCAGCGGGCCTTCGAAAGTTGATCAGCTTAACCTGCTGTAAAGAAAACAAATCTGCACAAAACATAATTACTTGTTTTCCACCGGAGGAATAACTCCCATGAGAAACAAACCCATAAACTTCCGACTAAACCCTTACCAATTGGCTCGGGGCCTATGGTTAATCAGAACAACTGAACCTAATTACCAACCCAGTAGCGCCGCTGACATAGTCAAGCGTCTCTACTTGGAATACACGGCCAAAGCTACAGTTGGTCACAAAGATAATATCTTCATTCCATTCATGGAAGAAGTATATCTCTTGATAAACCAAAAGAGATCAAAGAAACCCAGCCTGGATGACTTCATCAGCCAGCAAGTAGCCCAACCTGAATTGCCAGCCCAGCCTGGTGATGATACATCAATTATTAATACGGTAACTGATTTTAGTCCGCCAGCTGACTGGTTGGACGAAGATGAATAACCCCCAACAGAAAGGAACTTTCCCATGAAAAAAGTAGTTTCCCTCCGAATGGACCCGCACGAGCTCGCCAAAGCCAGAGATGGCTTGATTGCAAAAGGTATTGATGCTAACCAACTGGATACGGTTAGCCAAATCCTGCGCCTAACTTTCTATTCAGGCCTGCTAACACTTTGTAATGAACCCAAATCCCCGCCTACTGAAGCCAGCCTGGCATTTGTCAACAGTCGGTTAATGCAAAAAAGACCAACAGACCTGTCCAGCCTGGATGACCTCATAAATAAGGATGCTGAATAATGCCAGATATACCAATTACTCTTCAGGGCAACATAAACATTACCCTGGTCTGTTCAGAATGTCACTCACAACTCGAAGCCACCATCATAGTTGTGCCGGACTAAAATGCAATAATCATAACCATTGATGGCACCCATAAATGTGAACCCCCAACCAAGAATTAACCCAACCAATAATAATTAATCAAAGGAGTTATTATCATGCAACCTATCTTTTTTCACGAAAAACGAGCAAAGCTCATAGCTAAACAGCAAAGAGAACTTGCCTCATTCGATGCCCAGGAAGCTGAATACAATGTTTTGTTTGACATCCTGGTGGATGTAACATCCGAGTTTCCAGACATCTATACTTCTTCTTACATAAATTATGCCACCATCAGCATTCCTGAACACATGACCAGAGAACAATTCTACAAATGGCTGGATTACCTCGAAGCTGAATACCTATCAGAGTATAACATGATCCGGAATGATGTTGTCGGCAGTACGATTAACACTGAATACGTGCATGGCAGCACGGATGGTCTTATTCATATTGATTTTGTCATCAGCCAATGCCGGACCATCGAAAAGATGGAATACAAGAAAACATACGTAGCAGACTGTCATTGGGAATAACAACCAAAGGAGAACACCCACTCATGATTAAGTATAAAGGCAAAGTATTAACGCCTGAACAAGAAAGTCATGTCCTAAAGATTACCGGCAGCCAAGATAACTATGCAATCCAAGCTCCGCCCGGTTCCGGAAAGACATTCCTTCTACTCGCTTTAGCCCGCAAAATGTCCGGCTATGGCCTGAATGTTAGTTTTAACAAACTCCTGGCAATAGAAGCCCAGAAGAAGTTCACACCATCTGTGCTGTGCAAAACTGGCCATGCCCTGGCATATGGTGAATGCGGCCATAAGTATAAAAAGCGCCTAAAGAAGCTAACTGGCAAACTTCTATCTGATGTTGAAGATATTGGGGACTGGCAAATGTTCAACAGCCCCGCGAATAAAGGATACCTAATCCTCCATACGATCCGGAGATATTGTTATAGCTCCGATCCAGTTGTGCTGCCTCGCCATGTACCGCAACTCACAATTCTGCAAGAAGCCGACATCGAATGGATGCGAGAGGATCTGGTAAAACAAAGCCAGTTAATTTTCAACAAAATGTCCAGCACTGACAGTGAGCTACCTGTCACTCACGATGTGTACCTCAAAATCTGGGCATTAACCAACCCAATCATTCGGAAGGACTACATCTTCTTTGACGAATATCAAGACAGCAACCCGGTCATTGCAGACACAATCAAAAGACAGAAGTGCCAAAAGATTTTTGTTGGAGACGCATTCCAGCAAATCTACAGCTGGCGTGGGGCCGTAAATGCATTAAAGGACACATCCCTGGATAAGCTCTACATTACGCAGTCCTTCAGATTTGGTGATGCCATAGCTGCTATGTGTAACACAATCATTACCAGCTACTACTCATATGAATTTCCATACCAGCCATTTTATGGCAACCCAGATGTAAGCTCAAAAGTATTTTATGACAATCCTCCTATGCCGGATTGCATCATCTGCCGGACCAACAAAGGCGTAATCCAATCCACCATCCAAATGCTGGATAATGATTTTTCTGTCCACATACTCGGAGGCACTCAACCATTGACATACCTGATTAATTCCATTTATCAACTCAAGTTGAAGAACTTCACCAATCATCCGGATCTGTTCCTTTTTAAGAGCTTCCAAGAGTTAAAAGAATATGCTGAGTCCGACATGGGCGGGGATCTGAAGCCAGTTCTTAAACTGCTTGATACTTATGGCAGGGAACGACTGCTTAACATTCTTGAATCAACAACTGATAATGCTGATGAGGCTGATGTGACCATTACAACTGCGCACAAAGCCAAAGGTTTAGAGTGGCCAACAGTGAGGCTTGCAAATGATTTCAAGTTTGCCACAGAAGATGGAACTCCCAGCCAGGAGGAAACTAACATCTTGTATGTCGCCGCATCTCGAGCACTCCACAACCTTGATTTAAGTCAATGCCTGGCTACGTCTCCAATGAGTCTAAATCAGGCCAAAAAGAATCAGTACGAAAAATGGCAACTTGAACAAACTATAAATAACACACAATCTTGAAAGGAGCAAACTCATGAAAATCACATCTTATTGGCAGGCCGAAACTGGCTTTTATGACGAAAAAGTTGGTCGCTACACCAGGAGAAGATTTACCGATATTAAGGAAAAAGTATTAGAAACAGAAATACGTATCTCTGAATACAATAACCAACCTGTACTCCAATTCATTGGAGGTCCAACCGGATATGAATCTTACTACCTCTCTGATTTGATACCACTTCTGGATGAGCCAGATAATGAAAGAAAGTGGGTAATCTGTGCAGGCACTATAAATTCTTGGCCGCGCTGCTGGGTTAAGATTGGCGAGCTGAAGAAAGTTATTCAGCATTTTAAAGAAGACTCACCTCACTGGACAGATAAACATATTACGGTTGCTATAGATGACAATAACGAACCAATCTTTACAGCCTGGGATGAAAGCGGTGCAAACAATATTGGAGAGTTTTCAACACATGAGAAAGCCAAAGAGGCCTTAATTGAATATGCTAAAACCCTTAACTAAGAAAGGAACTTTACCATGCCTATTTCAAAAAGAAAGCTGAATAAGTACCGCAAGGATGCATTGAAAACCAGAATTAATTGTCTACCTGATTCTAAACGCAAAATCCAGGCTGAGATCATCCTTGAGTTGACCCGCGAACTCTTGGACCAGGAACTTCTTAAAGAAGCTAAAAAGGAGTAATTATGTCAAAAACAATTGAAGTTGCCATAGAAGTTAAAGGCAAAACAGATGCAGCAATATTTGTAACTGACGGAAACGAATCTGCATGGCTGCCGAAATCACAAATTGAAAATGGGCCAGACTCGTTTGAAATCGGCCAGGTGTATGAAATAACAATTCCAGAATGGCTGGCATTGAAGAAAGGACTCATATGATAAAAGAAACTTTAATATTAAATATAATCCTATTTATTATAGGCTTTATACTCGGATTAATTTTCGGTTAGGAGAAAATCATGCCAACTAAAGAAGTAACCACAATTCAATATGAAGCCAGTGATGGAACACTACATCCAACATATCAAGAAGCTTCTGCTCATGAGGCAAAACAAGAGTTTGTTTCGTGGTATAATCATAGACACGATCTCATTTCTTCTTGTGGAGAAAGCATAATTGATATTGAGGATATATTGATTTGGATTGAAGAGAATAAAGATTATCTCAGTTCTTTTTTCTTTAAACTAAACAGAACAAAGCCGTGGGTAAAGTAATGAAAATCATAGATCAAAGCTACGAAATCATCAGTCTGCCGGACAATCTGCTTAGAGCTATCGAACAGGCCGGGCGTGTGTGTTATCAAAGCTCTAATAAGATAGGATGTACAGATGATGCATGCACACAACCACAGTTTAATAGAGCTTTCCAAGATGACAATAATCTTTGGGAATGCGATCCAAAATGTCCGAAACACTCTTCCTATAAATTCATCAAAATGCTCCGGGACAAGAAACACCATGCCATGATTGAGTTCGGTGACATCATTGTTCGTTTTATAACCAACCGGGGCGTGACCCATGAACTGGTACGGCACAGGCTATGTAGCTTTGCTCAAGAGAGTACAAGATATGTTAAATATGATGGTCAGATGGAGTTTATTAGACCTGTCTGGATTCCTTCTAACATAACGGACGATATGCGAGCCTATCATACTTGGTACTTTGCTTGTCAAACAGCAGAAGAGCGTTATAGACAGTTGCTTAAAGATAACTGGCGACCAGAACAAGCCCGGGAAGTGCTGCCCAATTCTCTGAAAACCGAAATCGTGGTCAAAGCCAACATTCGAGAATGGCGGCATATTTTTCAGCTCCGTACATCTAAGAAGGCCCATCCTCAGATGCGAGCACTAATGTTGCCCTTATTAAAAGAGTTACAGACCTGCCTGCCTGTTGTTTTTGACGATATTTAATGAAAGGAGACTAATTATGACGACTAACACCCAGACATACACTCAAACTGAAGGTATCATTCGCAAAGTATTTGCTGTCGACTTTGATGGCATCTTAACTGATAATAACTATGCCAATCCAGCGCCAGTCCCTCGGGTGTGTGACAAAGTCCAGGAGCTTTACAACAATGGTCATATCATCATCATCTGGACAGCCAGGCCATGGAGTTATGCCCCGCAGCTGGTGGCTTGGCTGACAAGGTTTGACGTGCCTTTTCATGGCATCCAGATGTTCAAAGGTGGTGCTGATGCATATGTGGATGATAAAAACATGGCCCTACGTACAATGATGGGCCTGGAATAAGGAGATTTCTTATGACTGTCAATGAACTTAAGGAATTTCTCTTGACGTGCCCACCACAGGCAGAAGTCTTCATCCAGACAGAACGCTTAGCTGACCATGGTCACGCATCAGCTCTGGCAACTGCATATGAACTGAGTCATCCAGCTGAGAAGAGGTCGCCGATTGTTTTACTTGTACCAAAGATTTTAACATAAAGAAGATTATAGTATTGGAGGACTCATGGCACACGAAGAACTGAAAAAACAGTATGAGGAAGATTGGCAGAAATATCGAGGCAACACATATAAAATGTGGGAGTTTAAAAGCCCAGGGGGTCACGGATGGGAACATTTGTCTGGCCCGCCCTGTTGGGACCGCTTCAACCAATACCGCCGCAAAAACCCACCCTTTGAACCTGAATATTTCTCCGGCCTGAACTGGCGGGATGCGGAGAAGCTGGTAGGGAAGCTGGTGGAGTTTACGGACGATCCAGGTTCTAACGAGTGGGAGTCTGGAGTGCTTCAATGTTTAGATTTTAAGGGTGGCCGTCGATTTAAAGTGAAAAATAACTACCATTTCGAATACATCCGCACAACTCCCGAAACCCACGCCCATCCAACCATCACCCTGACCGTCAACGGGCGGGAGTGGGTGCTGCCGAGGCCGGAGGTTGAGGCACCTGAAAGACATACGCCTTATTTTCGAGTAAGAGCAAATGATGAAGTAACAAAATATTATTGGCAAGGAGGTCAAGTTGAGATTGATTGGCTTGATAATGGTCATGTTCACTTAACCAAAGACCGCGCCCAGGCATGGACAGACTGGTGGGAGAACACCGTCATTGCGGCAATCAAAGCCAGTAACAGCCTGAGTTGAGATTGTCAAGGTTTTGGAGGCACTTTTTATTTTTTTTAATAGGTCACTTTTTTGTTGACAAACACGACAAACCGTGGTATAAACAAGGTGTCAAAATAAGTTTTTCCGGACATTTTTCCGGCAACTCGGCAGGATGGCCTGCCAATTAAACGTTTAATTCATTTCAAAAGGAGTAACATCATGATTAAAGTCGTCTCAAATGCAGCCAAACGTGAACTTACCTTGGACGAACCGGCAGTCCTCACAATGGGAACGCTGTCTGAACTGGCCGAAGCCTTGGGGGAAGATCTGGCGGTCCAGAAGATCAAGGCACAGCTCAAGGTGGACTTCCGCGCTATGGTACGGCGCAAAATGGAAGAAGTCGATGACAATGGCGATCCGGTCAATTCTGATGAGGCCATTACCTCTGAAGATTATTCTGACTGGAAGCCCAGCCTCCGGATCGTCAAAACTCCCGAAGAGCGGGCCAAAGAAGCTCTTGGCAATCTGCCGCCTGAAGTTCGTGAAGCTATTCTGGCACAGTTCCAGAATATGTAACACTTTGGCTGCATAACAGTAACCGGGCCGGAGAGATTATTGCTCCTGGCCAGGTGTTTGCTTTGATACATCGTCCCGGAACAGGGTAATTTTTTCCGGTCATTGCCAGTAGCAAACCTCCGGCCCGGTTTTCAACCAACAACCATCCTTCAATATCCGAAAGGAAATAACAATGAACTTTTTAAAAAAACTAAAATTGGTTTTTTCTTATGGCCCAGAATTAGAAAAGATTTTAGTGCAAAAAAGAGAAGAAATTCTTGCAGCTGAAAGAGAAAAAACTAAAGACTATTTAAACTTATGTGCTCGGCATCAACAAGCACATTATGGAGCTACATATACTGAAAAAAACTGTGATTATTGTAAATTACTTAAAGCATTAAAAGAATAACTGTCCTTCAATCCCCGAAAGGAAATTAAAATGGATTACAGAGAAAAGATCGACTACAGTTCTCTCTCAACCTATATGAACTGTCCTCGCGAGTTTCTTTTCCAATATGTTATGAACCTCAGACCAATCGGTACTTCTATCCATCTCGTGTTCGGCGCCTGCTGGCACTATGGCCTGGAAGTTGCCTACAACACCATTAAAGAAAACCCCACCAGTATCACTCCCATGGATGCCACCATCATTTCCATTAAAGCCTTTAACCAGCTCTGGAAACTTGATGGTGAACCGCACTTCCCTGATGAAGACATCATCTTTCCAAAGTCTCCTGGCCATGCTGCGAATATGTACAAGGAATACTGGAATCGCTTTCTGCCACTGGATACTCGGGACACATCAATCCTGGCTGTAGAAGCTCCTTTTGCGCTGAACGTAAACACTGAAGACGAATCAACAGTTCTTCCAAACTACATCGGTAGGATGGATCTGATCCTTAAAGACGGTGACAAGGGGATTGACATCATTGATCATAAGACAGCCAAGGCTCTATATAAAACGACACCTCAGTCTTTTGAAGCCTCATTCCAGACTGACGGCTATCTCACGGCTGGCAGAATCTATTATGACAAAATCCCGAGTATTACTTATCGCATGGCCTTGTGTCAAAAGAGTAAAATTGCTTTCGAACCGATTGTTATCAACAAACGAGCAACTGCTATTGACCATTTTTTGCATAACCTTGTTCATTATATGAAAGAGATCATTCACAACCTTGACTTGTTGGAGCAAGACAAGGTAATGTGTCGCAACCGCACGGATGTTCTCAAATCTTTCAATCGCAAACCTGGATATGCCTGCACCACATTCTCCACTACTTGCGCATACTATGATCTTTGCTTTGCTCGGAATAATCCGCTACTCTGGATAGATCGCGCTCCTCAGCGATTCTACTTCAATGAGTGGGACCCTGAAGAGCATGAAGCAGCAACAAAGAAACGCCTGGAAGAAGCAGAATAAAAATAATACTTTTTATTTGAGGTAGAATGATGAATGACAATATAACTGAAGAAGTTAAAACATACTACTTTACTTTCACCCAGCGCAGCGAACTCAAAAATCATTATGTAGCCATCAAAGATACATATGTAAACGCGCGAAATCGTATGGTAAATATTTTTGGCAGCGCCTGGGCATTTCAATACGACTCTAAAGAAGCAGCCGGAGTTGATCGCTTCAACCTGGCCTGTCTCATAACACTTTAAATGAACAACTCGGAGGAGGTTTCAAATGGTAAATGTAACCGCAAGTAAACCAGGCATTCCAGGCCCAACAAAACCAGAGGTTCAGGCTGAGTCCAAATCTGGTTTTGGCAAAACTCCGCTTGTGTCTCGCCAGCGCAAGTTCGATCTCAAGTTTCTACTGACTGGCAACTCTGGTTCTGGCAAGACCCATTTTACAGCAACCTATACTGGCGGTCCTATCCATTATTATATGTTCGACAAAGGAGGTGAAAAGACAATAGAGAAAATGATGGGAAACAGAACTGACATTACAATGGATAACTTTTCATCCAATGATGTTCTGTTTTCAGATTTTTGGAAGCAATTTCAGGATGACGGCAAGAACGAGTTCTTTGAACACTTGGCTGCAAACTCTGGCCTACTTGTTCTTGATTCTCTAACTAACGCTAACCGAAAAGCTATTGATGAAATCTGCAAGAAGTCTGGCGTAACTCCAAGTGGTATCGGCAAGAAGTTGGACAATAAACTCGGCATGGCTCAGCCGCATTGGGGTCAGCTGCTTAACTGGATGTCAACCCTCGTATCAGCGCTGCAAGAACTACCTTGCGCAGTTGCTGTAACAGTTCATCTTCACGTCCTGATGAACTCTAACCAAGAGGTTGTCGCTCGCTACCCTGCGGTAAATGGCCAGTTTCGCCAGCTCCTATCTGCGGATTTTGACGAGGCTTATTTGCTCACAACTCAAGGCAGTAAACGAATGATTTACTTTACCGAAAAGCTGTCCTTTGAAGCAAAGTCACGTTCCTTTGATATGCCGTATATCACAGTAACTGATTCCGGCATCACGATGGATAATTTGGTCAAGGCATATCTTAACCGCGAAACAGTTATTAAGTAACAAATCTTACCAACCCATGGCTGGGCATAGTGTCTGGTCTACAAAACATAACACCTTTTTAAAGGAGTATTATCATGGCATTAATTCCAAGTTTAAGTGAAATCCCCGATCGCGCACCTGTAGAAGCAGGTGAGTATGACCTCAGAATTACCAAGGTCAAAGAGACCAAGTCCAACAAAACTGGCCGGTATGGATGCATGTTGATCTGCGAGATCGATGGCGAAGACAACGCTGAGACTGTCTTTCACACCCTGTGGTATGGTAACTTCAAAGATTACCAGAAAGATGATGAAGAAAAGAACAACATGATGTGGCGTATGGTGAAGGACTTTTTGCGCTCATTAGGACTTGATCCAGAGCAAGAGACTGACGAGTCAGACTTAACTGGACTCGAATTTACAGCAATGCTAACTTATAACGATGGTATGGACACAGATGATGACGGCAAACCAGTCAAGGTCGGCCCGTCCAGGAATGAGATTGCACAGATTCTGTAATTCAGAATGGCCGTTCATAAAGTGAACACAACTTTGTGAACCACTAACCAGTCGGTGGGTAGCTTAATTAAAGCCCCGGCATTTATCAGAACTAATTCCAAGATTTTGTAATGTCGAAGATGTGGGTATCCAATCCCACCCCACCAACACACAAAGGAGAATAAAATGGAAAGATATCTTGGTGTAAAAGAGATCAAAGCCAAACCAATGACCCTGCAGGAATACAATGATTACCGGGGGTGGGATATTCCGCAAGAAGAAGATCCTGCCAAGGCGGGTTACCTGGTTGAATATCTTGATGGAGGGGAGAGCAACCATCCGGACCACAAAGGATATATTTCCTGGTCTCCGGCAGATGTTTTTGACCGGGCGTACCGGCCGGTATCCGGCATGACGTTTGGTTTAGCAATCGAGGCTATGAAACGAGGGCACAAAGTTTGCCGAAAAGGATGGAACGGAAAAGCAATCTATATTTTTATTGTGGACAGTGCCGTTGGTTTGAAAAGAGTCGGTTTCGATGGTGAGATGTGCGACGTGAGTATGCAACAACATATTGCTATCGACACAACTATGCTTCAGACCGACAACCTGGATGCACCCAAAAGCGTTGTACCCTGGCTGGCATCACAGACCGATATGCTGGCAGAAGACTGGATGATTGTAGATTAGTTATGTCAGAACTCTTAACAAAAGGCATGCAGTTTACAATCAACGTAGCTAAAGATGAACAAATGATCTTTAATAAAAAGGAATCTAAAGAAATGCTCCGAGTCTATGTAGCCGGTAAATATTCAGCAGATAACGTACTCGATGTGCTCCGAAACATTGGTCATGGCCGCAAAGTATGTGCTGAACTCTTTGCGCTCGGTTTCGCTCCATTCTGCCCATGGTATGATGCAGATTTTATTATTCAAAACCCGGACGGGCAATTTACAGTTAAACAGTTTTACGATTATTCTATTGCATGGCTGGCTGTATCAAACGTCATGCTGGTTATCTCCGGAGTTGAAGATTCCACTGGAGTTCATGGTGAAATAGAATTCTGTAAAAAGAACAACATTCCAATAGTATAT